TTGCCATCGTCATCTACCTTAAATACATAGACAAGATCAGCGATTGCTGCATACGCTACAGAACCTAATGCACTATCTGTACCTTTTGTGTTTCCGTATTTAGAAGCATGATGAAGGGCTAGAATATGTGCATTTGTTTTTCTGGCAATATCTACAATAGGGGAGAGTTTATCTTTTACTTCTGCGTAGTTGTTCGAGTCTTTTATATTTGCCACATCGGAAATCGTGTCCAGGACAATTAATTTCGGTTTGATATGATCGGCAAAGTCTCGAAGTTCTTGTAATCCGTTTTCTGGCGGAGATCCTACGAAGGTATAAAACTGATCAGTATCTTCAAGTTGCATAGCATCTAAATGGATGCGTACATTACGTTTACTCTCTTCAAAAGCGCAGTATAAAACTGAACCTTGATTCGTCTTGTAATCAAGAATCGATCTGCCTTTAACCACACTAGCCGCAATACACCTAGCTAGAGTAGATTTTCCTGAACCTTCTCTACCCACAAGCATAGAAAAACAACCTGACGCTAGTTGCTGATCTACCACCCACTCATTAACCATTTCTTCATCCGCCTGTTTACGCAATTCACTAACCGACATGACGTTAAACGAACTGGAAAATTTGTATTCCAGTTCGCTTAATCCGTCTTGATCGAGTGGGCTGGTACGTTTCATTTCTTCAATTAATTGTTCTTTCGATCCGCCATTTGATATCCAATCGGATATATCTTTGCCCGAAGAAAATTCGACACCTGGAAGGGTTACACACTTAACCGTAATTCCCACATCCATTAAATCTTTTGACGCTTTAGCCATGTATTTATAACCTTGCTTATCGGCATCTGGAACGATACATACTCCTTCTACACCTATCGATCTTAATATTTCAGCATAGGATGCTTTCCACGAATTTGAACCAGCAGGAGTAGTAGTTGCAGGTAGGTTTAAATTCCAGCAAGTGTGAACATCTTTCTCACCCTCAACTAAAAATATTTTCTTCTTATCCTTAATCTTTTCTAACATATACGGAACACGCCTAACACCGTCCATACACCCGTATCCAGAAACAAACTGTTCCTTTTGTTTATCCCATTTCATTTGGACAAACTTCTTTTTATCGCCATCGTAAGATCGCTCAACTTGGTACAGAGGTGTTCCAGCTTCGTCTGTATATAGATACGTTTCATTCGTTTTCATATACGAAAAAATCCTTCGGGCTAAGTCCAAGTGAAGTTATAATTTCTTTAAAAGTACAACCTGCATGACAGTGCATTAGCACTGTTCCATGCTCTTGATTAATAGATAGTGAGGGGGATTTATCACCGTTCCTGTGGTTATGATTGCAAGGACAAGATGCTTGATATCCTTTACCGCTTTGTTTCACCTTACGCAATTTCCTTAAAATTTCTTCTATTTCCATTTATAAAACCTTTGTAAGTCTTGAGTAAAAAGATATCCATTTAGCAAATTGTAACCGTTCTTTTTTTATCTTCTGTTTGAGGCGGAATTGTTTTAAAAATTTCATGCTATCTCCTTAAATGGGAATATCATCTTCTTCAATTAGATTTCCTGTCGTAACTAATTCAGCTTCTGGTTCGGCATCTTTTACGTTCGTAGATTTAATTTTCTTATCTTTAAGAGCGTTCCAAACCACCTTTTTGTTTTCACGATCACAAGACTCAAAATCAAATGGAGACTTACCAGAACTATTTACCAACTTCATATCTCTTATAAATTCTTCTATATCAATCTTGGTAAGTCCTTGTCCTTCTGCTTCGTTCTGCACTTCTTTGTACTTACTACTTCCATCTTCTTTTAAAGATAATTCGTTCACATACCAATCAGAAGGAGATGGAGCGGCGGTTGTGGTAGCTACTGTTTTTTTCTTCGGTTGTTTCTTAGGAAGGGGTTCTTCAGGATCAATTTGCTTTTCAGGGTCTTCCCCTGTTTCAAGCAAAAACGCTTTTAAAAGAACCATTTTGTGACTGTATGACACCGCTCCACCTGATTTATGCTGTCCATGTCCATGCCCCAACGAAGGCATATCCATGTAGTCTTCTGGATCGTCTACGTTCTGAAATCTATACGTTGAACGGATCATAAACATTTCATCATCTTCAACTTTTTCTATGGATACAGGAAAGCAAAGCACACCATGTTTAAACATATTAATTCGTACAGCTTTGGTGACATCATCATGTCCTACACCGTCATACATTTTCTTACCCCCAGCAGTAGATACCTCTAAATTCTTTCCAATGGCAGCAGTATTTTCAGCAACCGCAATCATTCTCTGGTACAGATTTTTCTTCTCCGCCATGTTCATTCCCCTCTAGTGAATTAAGTCTTGCGTTAATTTCGGAAAGTAATACTGATATTTTTGAACCACGTTTCTGGCGATCAGATAAGTGAGTTTCTAAAGCGATAATTCTATTCATAATTTGTTCAAGCAAATCAGGACTTTCTTTTTCAAATTCTTTAGGAACGTATTGTGATTCTTTAAGAATGTATCTTCTGGTACGTTCCTCGTTTGATACGTTGGATTTTTTTGCCATTGATCCATCTCCCTATCGCCAAACTTGGATTCGTTACCGAAAATCCAAGTTTATGGACAGCTTCTATTAAGTAAGATATTTGAAATTGTTCGGGGAGTTGTATAAAAACTTCGTTCCAATCTATCCTTTCTTCTTCAAGTCCATCTAACTCAGAAATGGCGATATCTATTTTGTCTCTTTTTTCTATTAGCTTTTTTTTAATCTCATCTGTTGTCATTTTTTTCTCCTGGAGCGTTCCTTGCCGACCGTTAAAGGAGAGAGTTTTTGCGTTACATGAATAGCCGACAAGGAACAATGTGTAGGTCGTTCGTGGGGTTAATTCGTCACAATCATATAAGATTCTCCTCTTCAATATCCCAACTTTTCACAACTATTTCTTTGTGCAGTCGAAATGTATCCATGAGTTTTATCAAAGCATCACCTTTGTTGTTCGCATCAATTACCATTACTATGTTGATTAACCGATCAGAAGGTTTTAAATGTCCTTCTGCAATCGCTCTAAACTTCATCTTTTCTTACCCACGAAAAGAGAACAGCGGTAGGTACACCAAGTGCATTGCTGATTGACAACACTTTGCTAATCTTAACTTCATCATCTGAATTAAGAAGTGCATAAATATCGTCTGGCGATACTTGGGAAATATCCATGAGATCTTCAATACTCATTCCTAATTCACCCATAATATGTTTTAAATTCGATTTAAACATAAGCGCACCTTTCTGGCGGAGGTGTTCACATTTTTAAAGAAAGTGTTCACAAAGTGTTCACAAAGTGGTACTTTATAAGTGTTTGAAATTAAAGAAGATATCGCAACGGATATATTATTCCGTTGCTGTTGAAGTTTCCTAAGTGATTGATTTTGCTTGTAAAGTATTGAAATATATCTACTTAGAGATATTCGATTATTGGTGCATTTAGGTCGTAGAGCGTCGCGTTGCCAACGCGAAGGTCGAGGGTTCGAATCCCTTTTCCCGCTCCATATACTCTTTGTTTTCAATACTTTACGTTTTTCTTGTTTTATCATCATGCACTCAGTGTCTTCATTTCGTTGGAAGTGTTCACAAATTGTCCTTGTTGGGAATCGGTTAATAAAACCAATCTTTGCATTGCATCATCATCTTCGTGAATATATCGCATAGCTATCTCTGGTTTTTTCCAACCATATTTTGCCATAATAGCTCGTAAAGTAAAACCGTTATTTCCATCCCTTGTTGCGGCGGTATGTCGCAAAACATGGAACGATATATTTTGATCGTGTCCTGTAATATCGGATAGTTTTACATTGTCTCGTAAAGAAATCTCGACTGCCGCAAACTGCCAAACCTTCGTTATTTCTTTTTGCAAATAATTCTTGGACAGCTTCGCACCTCTCGCTGAGGAAAAAAAGTATGGATGCGTTTTACTTGCTCCTACGCTCTTCATAAGTTTAGAAGTTTCTAAATTGATATAAATGTGACGACTACCCGAAACTCGCTTTCCCATTCTGGATTGTTGCTTCCCTTGTTTTGTTAAAATTATTGGCAGTTCAATACGACCATAATGACCAGCGTTAAAATTAACCCAACTGCGTTCAAGCATAGCCAACTCACCTATTCGCATACCAGTATCTACAACGAGTTTGAAAGGAATGTAAAACCAGTCCTTCATATATTTTTCCATGACTATTTGTTCATCATCAGTCATTACACGTTCTCTTGCATCACCAGCTTTAATTTTGATAGCACCTGTATAAAAAGGACTTTCATCAGGTCTAATATCGCCACGTTCTTTTGCGTAATTAAATAATCTTTTGATATAACTAAAGTCACTTGAAATTGTTCCATCTCTATATTTATTTTGCATATTTTCGTGAAAATCCATAACCTCGCCTATAGGCACTTTTCTAAGATCATAATGTCCAAAAACTTCTCTGAATTTATTTAAAGATCGTTCTCTGTGACCTGGATCACTATCCAGTTCTTTCATCTTTTCCAAATAAATATCAATATAGTCTGTAATCAACTTTGGTACATTTGGATTTGGTACTTCTTTTTTCTTCACCATTTGTTCTTGCACCAATTCTAATCTCTGTTCTTCAGTATATGGAATTTTAGATAAAAGTTCTTCTGGGGGGTCTAGCATTTTCATTTTTGAATTAAATTGCACAGGATATCCTGTAGATATTTTGTGTTGTTTGTTGTTTAAGTAAAATACCCAATACCAAAATTTGCCACGAACAACTAAATACTTGTAATTAATTTTTTTCGTCATGGCTATCTCCTTTTGGTTTTGGATTGATGATGGATCGTTTTTGCATATAGTAATTCAAAACTTCTTTTGGAAATAATTCTTCTAGGGATACATCTAATGCTTCCGAAATTCTGGTGCAAGTGGATAACATCGGCTCACGAACTCCTTGTTCATAATCTGACAGGGCAGATTGTGACGTTCCAACCATTTCTGCAAATTCTTTCTGCGTCCAATTTTTCAAATTCCGAAACTCCTTAATTCGAGGTACAGGATTGTCAGGTACATACATTTCTCTCTCCTTAAATATAAGTCAGGCGATATACTCACGTCTGATTCTATATCTCGTAGGAGATATGTAAAGATTTTATTTGACAAACCAAATCTCATTTATGGGCATTTTTAAGAAGTATGAAGCAACATATGCTTCAGAAATGCTCAAGTCTGATTCTAAATAACTAATTATGAAGTTTGGTAAGTCAGAATCTTTGATATGCTCTCTCAACTTTAAACTTTTTTGGGCAGAGTTTGTCAAAATTTATCTCTTTTTAGCAGAAAGAAATATATATGTTGTAAATATAATCGTAATAGTATATATATTGTATAGTTTTTGCAACATTTATTTTCATTTTGATAAAAAAACTTTGGAGAGAGTGATGAATAAAAAAATTGATGCAGATTTTAAAGAGATGTTGGATGAAGAAGAATCAGTACGTTTTGACGCAAACAAGTTTACACAGCTTCGTAATTCCCAAAATTTATCGCAATCAGAGGTCGCTAAAAAAGTAGATCTTTCTTTAGCGACTATTAATAGATTAGAGAAAGGTCACGTTGAACCTAAAGCAAAAGATTTAGTGCGTTTTGCTAAAGAGTTTGGAGTCAGTTTAGATTGGCTGCTCGACATTGAGGTACGTTATCCTATGTCCATGCAAAAAAATACGAGAACAGAAAGTACGTCAAGAAAACAATCACGAATACCTTACTTGCAAACAAGAAAACACGTTGAACAGCTTCTAGTGGATCGAAGCACTGAATTTTTGTTTGAAGATCCTGACACTCAATATGCTTGGCGTAATGGTTCAGTTTCATCCGCTACCTATGGAATTAATATCACTGACTCCACAAGAAACCTAGTTTGTTACCGCACTCATACAGACTATACTTTTCCATACATTATGAAAAACGATCTGGTTATGGTCGATATAACTCCAATCAATTTTTCTTTACACAGAAAAATGATAGTAGATGAAGGTGCTTTGTATACGTTTATAGATAAGGATACTTCAATGAGTCAAACCAGTATAATACACAGAGTTCTTGAAAATGCTGTGGGGACTGACGATAATGGTGAGTTTTCACAAAAGAAACAATTAATATTAAGACGTTTAAATAGATTAGACACTCCCTTTGAATTGATCTCTGAAGAAGAAGCAACAAAAAAATGTTTGGGCAGGATTGTGTATCGGGCTGGTCGAATGTTTACGGAAAAAGAAAAAAGATATTTGCCTAACTTCTAGACGTTATTTTTAGACAATAAAAAACCCCTAAATTATTTTAGGGGTTTTTCTTTACGTTCATATTTATTTCTTCTTCTTACCTTTATTCTTTTGGAAAATTTGAAAATACTTGTTCTCCAATAATACGAAGTGCTTCGGCTTGTACCTCTAATTGTTCTCCAATAATATCGATCAATTTCTCTAACTTTTCAATCGACTTCTGAGCAGTCTTGTCTTTTGCATACTCTTTTAAAAATTGCGTTCCATTTTTTAATTCGTCATAATCTTCTTTGCTCTCCAAAATTGAAGATACAGCTAATCCTATTCCTTGTATTATATCTCCAGGATACTTCATAAATAAATCTTTTGTTAATTTTTGTTTTAGTTTAGTTTCCATTTTTCTCTCCTTTAGGGTCTAAATAGATTGTCACTAATTCCCATATTTCATACTTATCTTCAGTAGAAGCAATAGTGTTGTCTTTTTCGTCTAAAATTTCATAAACACTTGCACAATGATTTCTATTTCTCGAAATTATTGATCCTTCCTTGATTTTTTTAACAAGTAAATCTCCTTCAAGGTCTGGATTCCAGGATTTAGCATAGTCGCATTTTAAAACTTTAATCGTGAATGTATGTTTTCCTTGATTTGAATATTTCTCTTTTAAAATTTCGCCTGTAATTAATCTTTCCCCGATGTATACCCAATCATCTTTATCTTTGGTTCTATCAAATACACTTTCAAGAAACTCAATTTTCATCTTTTTAACATTTACAAGTTTACGTTCAAGCATAGCCAACTCTTTTATTGGCATACCTGTATCTAACATATTCATTTTTCTCTCCTTTACGTTCATTTTCTAATTCAAAATAATAGATCGAATATATTCCGAAGGTCGCATACCTTGCTCTCTCGCTCTGGCAATAATCGATCTTTTCTCACCCGCCGATACTCTAAAAATCAATCTAAATTCTTTTCTGACTTGCATTTTTGGTCTGCCTAATTTTTTAGGTCTACCCATTTTCATCTTCTTCTCCTTCTAGCAAGATAATTCCAATCAAGGAATAAGTAGCCATGTCCATTAATGTATCTTTAATGCTCTCATCTTTAACTTCCAATTTACCTTTTTTGGCAAACCCCATAATCCGACTGAACTTATCGCCCATTCGTACTACACAACCTTTCCACGCTGGAATACCAGCGAGTTCGGATAGTTTAAAATTTGCCAGTACGTCTTCATTGCCATAGTCGTGACGCTTTGCATCATGTAAAATCTTCATAGTGTCTAATAACTCGTAAAATCTATCCTTATTCATTTGTCTCCTTCATTTCTTCAATAGTGCTGTCATAGGAATAGCAATCGTGCCAAGCTATAGGGTTGCCATCTTCTAACAACTCTACATCTTCATGGTCATCTGCAACCTTTTGATGTGCTTCATCTTTATCTTTTGCTTCCACTTCAAATCCATACTCCGCTACAGAAAATTGTGTTATTAAATATTTAGGCATCATTCTCTCCTTTAGGGTTAGGTAAAAAAACGATAGTAACATACTTTTAAATGTCATACAACTAATATTAAACCTATAATAAAGTAACCACTATACGTTGATTTTGCTTACGTTCATTTCTCCTGGAATATGTTTACGTTGAATTTCAGTACGTTGATTTTGTATACGTTGATTTTGCTTACGTTGAATTTGTATACGTTCAATTACGTTAAAAAATAGCTATATATATAGATATAAACCAAGAAAAAACAAGAAAAAACAGAACAAAAAAATACAAGAA